CTAAAACGACACCCACCTACTTACTGCGCCTTGCGGCTTTTCAGCGTAGATGGTCGTGCTCTCCAAGCCCAGCTTGGAGCCGCGTAGCCGACTGACCAGCGTCAACGGTCAGCCCTCTGGTAATTCCGCCTGCGGTTCAGAGGTTAAACGGTGTTGCGAGTGCCTTCGGGCCACCCGCGACGCTAAGCAGACGGTCCATAATGGCCTCCAGTTGCTTCGGGTTCGGTATGGCTTGCCATACTGCGAACTTCCGGACTGTGAGGTCTCTGAACTCGGCCGCTTGCTCTCTTTTCTTCTGCTACAGGGGAAGGAGCGTCCCTCTGTAGCGTTCCCGCGCGCCCAGCGCCCGGGAACGGGAAATGACGGTCTCTGTCGCCTGCAGAGACTAAGCCGACGGCATAGATGGGAGTTGGCCCACTCCATGTCTTCGATTAAACGCAACCTGCCTGCAGGTTGCCGTCGGCATACTCCGTCCAAGCGTGAATCGTGGGCAAATCACGCTTGCTCTCAACCTCCGCCCTCATCCTCTGAGTATCTCGCTTTTGTCAAACGCGAGGTTACTCAGCTCTTTGCGCCAGGGTGGGATAAGAAGTATGGTTCCTTCGTCGGAAGCCACCTTCCTAATCCCACCGCACGGAAACCTAAGCACTCGCGTGCTGACGTTCTGTGGGCTGGTCGACGCTCAGAGTTTCTTACCTTGGCGACCTCGGAAACGGATTTGGCTCCGTTGCTCGAGGCAAGGTACAAAGAAGTCATGTCTGCAGGGAAGTGCCGTCCTCTCCTTATCTACGATAAGGAGATTGATCTTCTCGGGCCCCTCCACAAGTTGATATACTCCCGCCTGGGGAGGTTCGACTGGCTTCTTCGCGGTCCTCCGACCGAGAAAAGGATGACATCTGTCTGTGTCAGAGAGTACCAGACCTCGGTCGATCTGGTAAACGCAACTGACGGGTTACGCCATGACGTGGCGCTAACCGCCCTCGACGCTCTCTTCTTCACTTCCGTGAAGATTCCCCGCAGCATTCGCGCTCTCGCGAAGGCTTCTCTGAGTCCCGTGTTCGAAGGGACTTCGGGTGAGCGCCTGAGGGTCAGGCACGGACAGATGATGGGCGCCTACCTCTCTTTCCCCCTCCTGTGTTTACAGTCTTACGTGGCCGCCCGTTGGGCGGCCAGGTTCGACAGCGAGGCACGTTTCCTCGTGAATGGGGATGACGCAGTCATCTCGGCCTCACGAGGTATCACTGTGCAGGACTACCCTGACGGGTACCGGCTCAACAGTGACAAGACGATCGTGGCTCGTAACGTCGTTGAGGTCAACTCAACGGCGTTCCTCAGGACTAGGGGGGGATGGCGCGAAGTTCGCCATCTCCGGAGAGGTGGTGCACTGACTACCGATTACGCAGGGATGCTGCACATGGCCGAGGCCGTTGTCAAGGCAGGTCCCTGCTGGGTCGACGCGTACCAGCGCGCTCGGATCGGTAGACGGTGGGGTTTTCTCCCCTCCCAACTAGGTCATACGACCTATGCCGCTTGGAAGAGAGAGCGGCAGATGACACGGAGTCGTTACTTCACTCCGCTCCCTGATCCTGCTTTGCGCCAGGACATGTCATCGTTGCGTCGGATCGCTGGAAGAGATCCGACCCCCGTGGAAGCTGAAGCGTTGCGGAGCTTCTACTGGGAGCACGGGAGGAGGGGAGGTTTGAAGAGAGACGTATTTTCTCCGTCCTGCGGGAAAATACGTCGGACATACGGCTACAGGGCCCGGCCCTGTAGGTCATTCGTGAGCTACGTCTGCGCTCGGCGAATGGCGAGGTTAAAAGTTCCTCCCGAAAACGCCGGTTTCGGCTTTCTCCTCCCAGAGGATTTCGAAACCGAAGAAGAAATGAGAGCACTCGCTGGGCTTGCCTGTTACAGGGCGGGCCAGCATCTGGACGGGTGTCCACATGCGCAGGCCAGCGAGTGATGAGTTCAGTGGTGCCTGCACCGTCTGTGGCCGGTTGTGTTCGGCCCACTTGTGGAAGCCTCTACGGCGTTATCCGAAGTCCTCGCGTGACGCGGGTCGTTTGAACCCGCGTGCTGCTGTACGATATCGCCTGCCGGCCGGGACACCGGCTTCATCCACCTGCGTTTCGGTGGTGGCGGGGTTATGGCGGACGAAGAAGGACGCGAGCCTCGGCGAGAATCCGG